TACATTACCAAAATATAATATCACAACACCAGAGCGTGTAGCTGCTTTCGTCGGCAACGTTGGTGTCGAGACAAGCTGGACGCAAATCGAAGAAAGCGTAAAGTATAGTGCAGATTTTATATTTAACAAGTTAAATCCAGGAAATAAACGATTTGCTACACTCGATGATGCTAGAGCGGCTGTAGCAAAAGGTGCAGAGTATGTAGCTAACATCATCTATATGGTTGAGCGCAAGTTATTAGATCCACAGCCAGGAGATGGTTGGAAGTATCGTGGAAGAGGTTTAAAACAACTTACATTTAAAGATAACTATTTAAGAGCATCCAAAGCATTCTTTGGAGATGACAGATTGGTTAAAAATCCAGACTTAGTGGTTACAGATAAGAACATTGCTGTTGAGACTGGTGCTTGGTACTTTAAGACTAAGAATATTTCTGACTATGCGGATAAGAAAGCTTGGGGAGAATGTGGAGCTTTAGTTAACGCAGGTAAACCAAACGCAGATCCAGCAAAAGTAATAGATTATCAAAAGAGAATAAATGCTCAAGAAAAAGCATATAAAGCATTCATTGCATAATAAATAGAACCATGCGATCACAAAACTTATCAGACTTACCAATAGGCAATCGTCCAGCCAACTCTCAGCCAATGCGAGAGTTGACATTCGGGGGCAGAGAATCTACGTATGCAGATTTAGACCTATTATTTAGACCCAATCCTGTGACTGGTGATATAAATCCAATTCGTGATGTTGATGCGGTTAAAAAGTCTGTACAAAATTTAGTATTAACTAATTTCCAAGAAAGACCGTTTCAACCTGAAATTGGATCTGGAGTTAGAGGTTTATTATTTGAGCCAGCAGATGATATTACAATTCATGGTATAGAAGAAGCCGTTCGTAGAGTTCTTGCTAACTTTGAACCTAGAGCTCGTATCCTTGAAGTCGATTCTGTCTTTGATGAAGGATTGAATGCATATAGACTTACATTGGAATTTCAAGTCATTACTACTGGACAAGTGGCAACAACAACTATCGTATTAGAGAGAACAAGATAACATGCCGATTAATGTAACGGAACTAGATTTCTTTCAAATAAAAGAAAATTTAAAGGATCATTTAAAGAGTCTTCAAGCTGGCGGTAAATTTACCGACTATGATTTTGAAGGATCTGGCATGGCGGTGATGATAGATCTTTTAGCATATAATACACACTATAATGCATTGAATGCAAACATGGCAGTGAATGAGGTGTTCTTGGATTCTGCAGATCGTAGACAGAATATCGTATCACATGCCAAGTTACTAGGCTACATCCCTCGTTCTAAAACCTCTTCATTTGCAACTATCAACATCACAGTGAATAGTCCAACTGGCGCTCCTTCTAGATTAACTCTAGATAGAGGCACAGAATTTACAACTACGATTAATGATAAGCAATATATCTTTACAGTCCTTGAAACACAAACTATATCTCCAGTCGGAGGCGTCTATACATTTTCTAATGTTAAGATAAATCAAGGTATCTTAAAATCTACATTCTATGTTGTGGATTCTTTTGATGATTATCAATACTACGAAATCCTAGACTTGAACTGTGATAGAGAAACGATTACAGTTAAAGTTAAAGAAAACTTATCTGCTACTTTATCTGATGTTTATACACTAGCTAAAGATTTTACAAAAGTAAATGCAGAATCAAAGGCATATTATATACAAGAAGCTGTATCAGAAAGGTACGAGATCTATTTTGGCGATGGTATCACATCTAAAAGACTAGATGCTGGTAATGTTGTAGAGATTGAATGGTTATCTACCGCTGCAGAAGAAGGTAACGGAGCGACGGTGTTTTCTTTGAATGGAAACATTGAAGGTAACACAAATGTCACTATATCAACAGTATCAAAATCTGATTCGGGTTCTGATCGCGAATCAAACGATTCAATCAAGTTTAATGCTCCATTAACTTATATTGCACAAAATCGAGTAGTTACACCAGATGATTATCGCGCTGCGATCTTAGAAAACTATTCTAACATCGAATCTATTGCAGTTTGGGGTGGAGAGCAAAATGATCCTCCGCAATATGGTAAAGCTTACATCTCTATTAAACCAAAAGATGGAGAAGTATTAGACGAAGTTGAAAAACAGAAGATCAAAGATCAGATCTTAAAACCTCGCAATATCGTTTCCATTAGTCCAGAGATCATTGATCCAGAATATACTTATCTTAAACTGCAAGTATTTTATAAGTATAACCCAGCACTCACATCTAGAACGGCTGGAGAGTTAAAACAACTTGTAACAGACACTATCGCAAATTATAATAGTGCCGACTTACAACAATTTGATGGAGTGTTTAGAAATTCTAAATTAACAAGGTTGATCGATGCGTGTGACCCATCTATTCTAAACAGTACTGTTAGGGTGTTTATGGTAAAACGCGTGGTCCCAGTTTTAAATACACCAAGACTTTATACTATACAATTTTCTTCTCCGTTATATTTTACGCGTTCAAATGATAAAGTTATCACTTCAACATCATTTACTTATGGTGGAGTAACATCTTACATACAAGATAGAGCACAAACGATTGGTAGCGCTGAACCACACTCTGATAAAGGTGGCACACACACGTTGGAATTATACAAGATACTAAACAACAGTAAAATCACTACAGTATCTGATATTGGTTATATCATCGCAGATCAAGGTTTAGTAGTATTAGAAAGATTTGCTCCATCAGCTATAAATGGAGACTACATCACAATTACTGGAATTCCAAACTCTAATGATATCGCTCCTAAGAGAAATCAGCTTATAAAGATTAACATGGATGATGTTACAGTAACTGGTGAAGTTGATACTATTGCTACAGGTGGTACACCTGCAGGTGTAAGTTATACAACCACTCCTCGTCACGAAGATAACTAAAAATGCCGTATACCGTTTTAACTGACAGGTTAGGGACTACAACACCGCAATACTATGTGTTGCATGAAGTAATACCTGAACATCTTCGTTCTAATGAACGTTTCATGGAATTCCTTGAGGCGTATTTAGAGTGGCAGCAGTCGACAGTATATTCTCCAGGAAGCATCATCAACAAGTTAGTTGATATTAAGAATATCGATAACGTTGCTGAAGAGTTTATACCATATATTCAGCGTGCTGTTGCAGGACCAATACCAGCTGTTGCAGGGGTTGATAGAAGAAAGCTTTATAAGCAGATAATTGATTTATATCTAGCCAAAGGTTCATTACCTTCATACGAAGCTTTATTTAATATATTATTCCAAGATCAGATAGAACTTTATTTCCCTAGAGTTGACATGTTACAACCTTCTTCTGGGAAATGGAACGATGCTGATGGAAGATATACTGATAATAATGGATTTCTATCCGATAGAAAATATTTACAAGATAGTTATTACTATCAAGATTATTCATATGTTATCAAGACAAGCAAGTCATTTGACGCTTGGAAGGATATAGTTACCAAGGTACTTCATCCAGCTGGATTCATCTTCTTCGGTCAGATTAAAGTAGTTTCTGTCGCAGCTGTTAGCCAACAAAAATTAAAGATGAAATTAGTACAGATAGGTAGAGTAGTTGCTGAAGATGCAACAAGACCTATCTTATTAGGTACAGTAACTATGCCAATTGGTATAGCTGAAAGTTATCGTGAGTTATTAGGTACAGTTGTAACTCCAGTTGTTGGAGAAGCTATTGAAGGATTGGCATCCAAACCAGCGCTTGCGCTTGGTCCAACATTTAAACACTTTGATCAGTATAAATTCTTGATAGAAGAATTTGCTTCTAATTATGATGATGTTATACTTGAAGGACCATGTTTAGGGCTTAAGACCAACTTTGTACCTGTACTAAATAGAAATGTCATAGATGAAACATACGAAAACGGTACTACGATATTAATGTCTTCGTTCTTGACATTGCAACCAGCAGATTTAGCTGGAAGTTCATATAATGAGACAGTAGATTTACTTGATCCAACTTCAGGATCTGATGTTGCAGTTGAGCTCAACTGATATAAATAGACCATATATTCCTAAGGATTTTAAAAACCATGTCTGCTATTATTACTACTAAATTTCGTTATCAAAATGCTAATACCTTGCTTCAAGGTTTAGCGGGAGAACTTGATGATGTTTATTATCTTGGCATAGGACGTTCATTTGCTTGGCCTTCTGATTCTTCTCCTCCCACTCCAACAGACGTTCAATCGGGCGAGTTTGATGCTCAGAGAAACTTATTAGCGCTTAAAAAGATAGCTCTTACAAACGTATCTCGTGCAATCCCTCGTTATAACTGGATTTCTGGTTCAACATACTCAGAATACGATGATCAAGATAGTGCTTTAAGCACAAAACAATATTTTGTGGTGACTGACGAGTTGAACGTTTATAAGTGTATTAAAGCTGGAACTTCAGGTTCATCTATTAAACCAGCTGGCACATCTACTTCTATTGGATCAGTATTAGCAGACGGTTATCAATGGAAATACATGTACACGTTGTCTGGTGCAGACGTTGCTAAATTTAACACTTCTTCATTCATCGCTGTAAAAACTTTAGAAACAGACGATGAATCAGTTCAATGGGATGTTCAAGAAGCTGCACTTCCTGGTGCTATTCATAGAATTAAAATCACTAGCGGCGGCGTTGGTTATACATCTAAACCTACAGTAACAATTACTGGTGATGGTATCGGTGCTTCGGTGATCGCTGCAGATGTTACTCTAACTGGTGGTGTTGTCACAGAAATTATAATGAACTCTGCAAGAGTTGGCAGTGGATATACTACAGCAACTGTAAGTTTTAGTGGTGGAACTCCTGCTACTCCTGCGACAGCTAGAGCAATCATCTCACCAAAGGGCGGTCACGGTTCAGATCCTATTTCAGAACTTGGTGGTTTCTATGTCATCGTTGACGTTAACCTTGTCGGAGAAGAAGGAGCGGGTGATTTCTTAGTAGACAATGACTATAGACAAATTTGTTTAGTAGCTAATCCACACTCAGTTGATGCATCAGCCGTAAGGTTGTTAGGTAATTGGGCAGCGAGCACAACATATATTGTTGGAGATGTTGTTTACTATAATAACTACGCATATGTATGTGATACTGGTCATACTTCAGCTTCTACATTTGCACCAGATGCTGCTAAGTGGACAGGACCGAGTGTCGCTTCTGCAGCAACACTGAATGCTCTTACTACTATCACATATAGCGGATTATCTGGAGCTCTTACATCAGATCAACAGATTATAGGAAGTACAAGCGGAGCAATCGCTTATGTAGACGGAGTAAATACAACAGATAGTGAAATTAAATTTCATCAAAACTCTACGACTGGTTTTACAAGTTTTGAAGAAGGCGAAGCTATTACCATAGGTGGTGCTACAGCAACTATCGATTCAATAGCTGCACCAGAATATGTGCCAATGTCTGGCAAATTAGTATATCTTGAAAATTTATCGCCTGTAAATAGAAACATAAATCAAACAGAAGATATCAAGTTAGTATTAGAACTATAATTCAATTTAAGGCTT